ATCGGGTGCCCAGACCATCCCCGCCTCAAAAACAGGGCTCACTGCATGTACACGGGTCATCTTGTCATTACCCCGACTCGGACGATAGTTCACCACCGGAATCCCCATCGCCCTCAACTCATGCGTCAAGGGCGTTCCGCTCGCTTGTGCCTCAATCAGGACCATATCAGGGCGGTATTCATTGTATTGCTCTTGGGCAATCACCTTCAGATCCGTGAAATCCCACCTACCACGCTGGGCATCTAGCAAAATAATCGCATCACTCTGGCCATCCCCGGGACTAAACACCCCCCATGTCGTAATCGCACTGTAATCCGCCGTCTCCTTCTTAGAAAACGCCGTATCGTAGCTCTGAATCACATAATTACAGATGGGTGGCTCCTCTTGTTCCCACAATTGCCACCAATCTCGCTTAATAATCGCCCCTTCTTCCGATGTGGGGTCTTGCTGGTACTGTGCATTCCACTTAGAAACAGGAATAGACGCCTTAACACTGTCCAATTCCTCCTTCTTCCAGAACTCAGGCCACAATACCTCCTCGGTATCCTCAAAAATGGCCGGTAACTCAATAACCTCCCACTGATCTGAGTTCATTTCTGTCTGTCGGTCCAATAATCGACCCGTTAAATCCATCGTGGACCAACGGGTCATGACAATAACGATCGATCCTCCTGGCTGTAACCGCTGTCTCGGACCCGATGTGTACCACTCATAACAAGAATCCAGCAGATTCATGCTCATCGCGTCCTGTTCAGAGTGCGGATCATCAATAATCAACAAATCCGCGCCACGCCCCGCTATCGCACCCCCCACACCTGCAGCAAAATACTCCCCACCCGTCGATGTTTGCCACTTTCCCGCACTCTTGGAGTCTGCCGCCAAGGTTACGTCTGGAAAAATTTTGGCATATTCCTCCGTGTCCATAAGGTTCCGAACCTTTCTGCCAAAATTTATAGATAAATCTGCAGTGTGGGTGGTCTGCATAATTTTAAGGTCGGGCTGGAGTCCCATCATCCAACTAGGAAAGTAGATCGAGGCAAACTCACTCTTCGTATGACGGGGCGGCATGTTGATAATTAACCGCTTCAACTCCCCCTTCGCTACCGCCGTCAACCTCTTCGAGATAACGCGGTGATGCTCACCCTCAATAAATCCGGGCCAGATGTAGCGAATGTACTCCATGAAGGAGTCCCGGCAGGCATCCTGTTTGTTCAAAAAATCCAGCCTCTCCTGAAGCTGAAGGATCTCCTTCATTTCGCTTTCAGCTAAATGGCCTAAATTGATCAAATCTTTTTTTCACAGGATTGTGCGTGGTGAATGATATTTATATAGCGCACGCATGTCTACATGCGTTTTAGGGGGGTGCCCCCCTCCCCCACCCCCCTT